GCAGGAACTCTTGGTAAGGGGTATCTCGGAGAGGCGCTTCTTGACGAAAATATGGAGGCTGCGATCGGTGACCCGCAGGGGATCCCCGGCATGGCTACGCCCATGGAGGGAAACTCCTGGATGAGCCCGATCCGACCTGGCGGGGAGGTTCCCGGGACCGGGCTCAAGCGAACGCCGCAGGAATACCAGCGAATGCTGAACCCTGAGAACCGCGAAGACTGGGAGCAGGGTGTCAAGGAAACCAATGAACGGCGCCTCAACCAGGTCAGGGGACAGTACCAGCAGTGGGACAAGATGACGCCCAGACGCGACGCGACGACCAGTGCTATGCCGTTTGGTCCGTTGCTTCTGAACTGAAAATGGCTGGCACGACGACATCCGACGGCGCCATGATCTGGGGGTCACTGGAGGTGCCACATGGCAGACGAAGAAGTCGTTGATTCCGCTCCCGAAGCAACCACCGCGGATTCCCCGGTAGTCGAGTCCGCCGCCCCAGAGGCAGCCGATACCGCACAGCCGCAGGGCGCGGCGACAGAGCAGCAGGTCGGTGTTCCTGAGCTGTGGGGTGCGTTCAAGAGTCTTCCGCAGTTTCGCGGCCAGGACGACAGGGCGGTGGCAGCCGGGCTCTACGAAGCCCTCCAGCGGGAGCAGGCCGCAAGCCGGGCACTTCAGCAGTACCAGCAGATCATCCCGTTCGCGTCGGAGTACCTCCAGCACCGGGAGCCGTTCGAGCAGTGGCGGAAGACGCAGGGCCAGCCCCAGGCCGCGGCTCCTCAGGCAGCAGCTCCGCAGGAAACCCCTTGGTGGGATCCCCCCAAGCTCAAGGATTCCTACCGGCAGTGGCTCACCAAGGACGAAAGCGGCCGTGAGGTCATCGACCAGAATGCCCCGCTCGACGCCAGGGCCGCTCTGACCGAACACCTGGCCTACAAGGCGGACTTCGCCAAGAAGTTCCTCGAAAACCCGGAAAGCACCCTGGGGCCGATGGTCGAAAAGGTGGCCGTCCAGCGGGCGGAGCAGATCGTCCAGGACAAGATCCAGCGGATGCGGGACGAAGATTTCGTCTCCACTTTGGAGCGGGAAAACAAGGACTGGATGTACGACGAGGGTGGGAATGTATCTCCGGCGGGGTTGGCGGTCCAGAAATACATACAGGATGCCAGGTCGCTGGGCATCAGCGGTGCGAAGTCCCGTTGGGAATACGCGACGAAGATGGTCGAGCGCGACATGATGCTCGCCAATCTTCAGATGCAGTACCAACAGGCCCAAGCACAGCCGACCCAGCAGGTACAGCCGCAAGCTGCACCACCCCAGGCACCCGCGGTCGATACGGCTCAACGCAACATGGAGTACTTGCGACAGCAAGCCATGCGGCAGGCGAGCCAGCGACCGGCAGCAACAACCGACTCCCGCGTTCCCCAGAAGCCGATGACCTTTGCAGAGAAGCTGACAGCGAATCTGCAAGGCGCCGGTTACATCTGAACCTAGAAGAGGACAAAGCTCATGGCGTCGCCCACCGACTGGAGTCGCGTTATCGGTACGACCATCGTCAATCACCTCCGGGAAGAGGAGCTGACGACGTTCCGAAAGTTCAAAATCTTCGCGCTGCTTGAGTCGTCCGGCAACGTCGTGATGAATCAAAGTGGGCGCTCAATGGACTGGAATGTCCGTTTTCGCAACGCCCCTGTGACCGGAAACACAGGTGACACTCCGCGTTCCTTCGCCCGCATCAATATGTGGAAGCGCGCCGAGATCGGGTGGCGCGGGTTCACGACGACCGATGCGATCTACCGGCGTGAGATGCTGGAGAACCGCGGCCAGCAGGCGCTGGTCGATGTCGCGTCGAAGATGGCGGAACGTCTCAAGGAAAGCCTTGAGCAGCACCTCAGCTATCAGCCCTACAAGGACGGCATGGCTCCGGGCAATGAGAACGACTTCATGGGCATGGAGACGTTCCTCAACTACAGCGGCACCATCGACGAGACGGTGTCGGGCGTGTTCACGCCGCGGACGTCGGGCAACACCGCCGATCGGTACGGCTACCCGGACGACACCTACGCCGGCCTCTCGACGCGGCTCGGCTTCTACGGTGGCGGCCGGATCCACGCCACGACCGGCACCTGGCCGAACGTCCCGGTGTCGGAGGACGCGGATTTCTACAGCCCGCTGATCATCAATTATAACGCTTCGTCGTTCAACTCGACCGGCGCTCGCAACTGGCGGAGCAACTGCGTCTTCGCCATGCGCGAGGGCATCCAGGGCTGCAAGCGGAACGACACGAAGGAGGCGCAGATCGACCTCGTCGTTCTCGACCGCCAGCTCTACATCACCTTCCTGAACCAGTACAAGGATCAAGAGCGGATCGCGGTCAGCAAGGAGAGCGGCCTGAAGTCTTTCGGATTCACTGACACCGTCCAGCTCGACGGCGTCGAAATTACGTCGGAATACGCCTGTCCGGCCGGCCGCGGCTACGGGCTGTCGATCGGGAACATGGGACTCTACTGCCTTGAGAACCAGCTCATGGTGGCTGAGGGACCGTTCTACGAGGAAGAGCTGCAAAGCTATCGCTATGCCTGCTCGACACTCGGCAATCTGAAGTTCAAGTCGCCGCGCAACTTCTTCACCCTCGCCCCAGTCACGCCCAAGGACTGACCCAGGAGAACCCTGAACCATGTCGAGCATTTTCTCTGACCCGTCGTTCCGCCGTGGCACGACTCTCCTGACCGGAGAGGCGATCGACACCGAAGGTGGCGTTCCGGTCGCTGGCGGCGAGATCGTCGGCCAGGTCAAGGTGTTCCGCGATGTGAACCCCTACACCGGCGTCAAGTTCTCGAACCGTCTCGTCTACTGCGTCGCCGCCCGCTACAAGGGCACGACCGTCAGTGACGCTTCGACGGTGGCCGGCGAGGCCTACCTGTTCGACCTGACCGATCCTCTGGAAGAGTTCACCAACAAGGCTACGACGTCCAACGCCACCGAAGGCCTGGCCTTCGGTGTGCTGGACGAGTACCTGACCGGCGAGCTGCGGACGAACGACATCGTCTGGCTCGTAGTCCGGGGTCCGACCAGCATCAAGCGGACGGCTGCGGCGATCAATGCCGGCGTGGCCGTGCAGCTCTCCGCTACGCCCGGGTCGGTTGTGGCCAAGACTACCGGCCTCACCATCGGCCAGCAGATCGAAGGCGCGAACACCTCGGCGTCCGCTGGACTGACCCGCGTCAATGTGATCGGCGACGATCGGATCTAGTTCGATTCCAATAGAAAAACTGCCTCTGACAGCCTGCGGTTTAACCCCGCAGGCTGTTATGCTTTACAGGCATGGATGAACGCCTGTGCGCCAAGTGCGGTAACTCGTACCCCCTGGATAAACAGCACTTCGGCTGGAAGATCCGGGACGGCAAGGGTTACTTCACCCAGGACTGCCTCGCCTGCCGCACCCAGAAGCGTCTGGCAAGCAGTGAGCGGAGGAAGGCCAAGCGGGACGCGGGCCTCCGCAAGATAGAGGAGGCGGGCGTCGAGCTGTTCTGCGGCACCGCGGCCCGGGGCGGCTCGAACATCCCGCACTCCGCGGAAGTCATCGAACGGGTGTTTCAGTACTTCGGCGGCGTGGCCGGTTTTTCGGCGGTCGTCGTCAAGCAGTACTGGGACTCTCCGGCGGGCGGAACGGCCAGAAACCGATTGATCGAAACCCTGTGCCGGCTGGTCACCAAGAACGTCGAGTCTGGCGGGGCCAAGAAGCCGCTCTCACTGTGGACGGAAGAGGAGCTGGAGCAGGAGCTGAACCGGCGTTTTGCCGAAGCTCTGGAGTCATTCAAGGGGACAACCATCAATGTCACAGCCGAAACCCCCAGGCGGATCGCGGAAGAAGCGCAAGCGGCACCCGAAGGTTTCCGCACCAGAGATTCCATCGGCTCCGTCCCTGACCCAGTTCCAGCGCGACAACCTGAAGGACATTCAGAATGAGCTGCGGGAGCGACGGCTAGAGGCTCTGCGGCTGTACCGCGCGACGCCGATCCAGGAAGAGATCCACAAGTGCCGGGCCAGCGAAATCCTGGTCATCGGCGGCAATCGATCCGGCAAGAGTCTCTGCACCTTTGTGGAGGACGCCAGGGCCGTCACCGGCCAGGATCCCTACAACAAGTATTCCAAGGAGAACGGCATCCTGGTCATCATCGGCCGGGACTGGAAGCACATCGGGCTCGTCGTCTACCCGATGCTGTTTAAGGAGGGGGCATTCAAGATCATCAAGGATCAGACGACCGGCGAGTGGCGAGCCTACGACCCCGTCGCTGACAAGGACCGCAAGTCGCAAGCCAGGCCGGCGCCGCCACTGATCCCGCCGCGATTCATCAAGGCACAGAGCTGGGTACTCAAGAGCGCCAACTACATCCAGCAATGCACCCTTGTGAACGGCTGGGTGATCCACTTCTTCTCTTCCGAAGGTGAGCCGGCCCAGGGCTACCAGGCCGACAGAATCCATGTCGATGAAGACTTGAACGATGAGCGGCATATCCCTGAGGCACAGGCCCGTCTGTCGGATCGCCGCGGTGTCTTTTGCTGGTCGGCTATGCCCCATTCGACCAATAACGCGCTCTTGTCTTTGAAGGAACGGGCGGACGCCAGTGAGAAGGCGCTGGGCGAAGAATCGATCATCAAGCAGTTCAAGCTCAGGTTCCTTGATAATCCCTATATCACAGACAGTGAGAAGCGGAAGAACCTGGAGCGATGGGCGGCGGCCGGGGAAGATGTCCTCCGCATGCGCGCGGAAGGCGACTTCATCACCGACTCCGTTCTGTGCTACCCAAACTTCGATATGCGGATTCACGGCATGGACCGCGCCCAGCTCCCCGAAGGGCAGATTCCGCACGACTGGGCCCGCTTTGCGGTGGTTGACCCAGGTCACGCAGTCACGGCGATCCTGTTCGTGGCCGTGCCGCCCGACGACAAGTACTGGCTCGTCTACGACCAGCTCTACCTCAGGCAGTCCAACGCGCTGATCTTCGGTGAGGAGTTCGAGAAGAAAATCCGGGACTACCATTTCCACGCCTTCATCATCGACGCCCACGGCGGCAGGCTCCGCGACATCGGCTCCGGCCGGCTTCCGGTTGAGCAGTACACAGAGCAGCTCATCAAGCGGGGCGTGAAATCCCACACTACCGGCTCAAGTTTTCTTGCTGGCTGCGATGACATCCCGGCCCGCATGGAGGCGACCCGGGTTGCCATGCACATCCGGCCGGAGGGCACCCCGCAGCTGCGTGTCCTCAAGGGGGCTGTGCCTGACCTGGAGCGGGAGCTGAAGCGGTACCGCAAGCTGGTGAACTATGTGTCCGGGGTGGCGGTCGTAACGGACAAGCCGAACACCCGCGGCGAGGTTCACCTTTGCCAGTGCCTCGAATACCTGTGTGCATACCGGCCCCGCTATCACAAGCCACCGTCCCGCAACCAGGAGCCGGAACCCTGGTGGGTGAAATGGCAGATGCGTCGCAAAAAGCGGCTGGGGGAGCAGCAGGGGGCATATGTATTCTTGGGCCCACAAGGAGATCGCGATGAACTCACCTGAGTGGCAGATGCCGGTCCCGGAGCTGGGGGATTGCGTTCTTTTCAGCACAGACATGAGGGGGTTCAGCGACCCGACTGTCGGCTGGGTAACTGGCGCGGGTGACACGACCATAAGCATTCTGACGTTCACGCCCGGCGGGTTCGTCCAGCGTCACAGCGTCCACCACAAGGACGACCCTGGGATCCTGGGCGATCATGGGTGGCACGACCTTGGGTGCTGGAAGTTCTCCAAGGGCGCCGCCACTCTCCGCGAACTGACGCAGCCAGCAGAGAAGAGCAGTGGCCGAAACTCTGGATCCAAGTAATCCGCTGCGGCAGGTAGTCACCACCTGGGCTAAGAAGCTCAAGGCGGCCCAGGACTACAAAAAGCCGTTCTCGGACGACGCCAAAGAAGCCTCCCAGTTCTTTGACGGCGAACACAACTGGATGTGGAAGGATGCGTATGCCCGCGGCGAGCGGGGCTACAACGCATCCATCGCACCCCCCAGCTTCAGACTTCAGGTCTGCAAGGTGTTCGAGCTGGTGGACATCTTTGCGAGCGTCATCTACCACCGCAACCCGACGCGAACTGTGTCGGTAATGAGTGACTTCGAGGTTCCGCTCGAAGAGCTGGGGCTTGGCACTCCGCTTGGCCAGGACGGGCAGCAGACGCCTGAACAGATACAGATCGGCATGGCCGCGATGCGGGACAACGATGCCCGCAGGAGCCGCAAGCTCGCAGCCCAGCTCATGGAGCAGTACCTCAACTGGACTCCCCAAGAGTTGGATCTGAAGCGACAGGCCCGCAAGGTTGTCACTGAGGCGATGATCAAGGGGATGGGGTGCTTCTGGACGGAGCTGGTCGTCCTGGACACATCCACCGACGGCTCGACGCCGCCGATGCGTATGGTCGGAAGCTTCTACGACACCGTCGATAACTTGCTCATCGACCCCGACTTCGACAACGCCGACGATATGCTCTGGTGCGCCCGCAAGTGCGTCCGCCCGATGCAGGAGGTTGCAGACGCCTACGGGGTTCCGATCGAAGATCTCCAGAAGCATTTCGACAAAGAGGAGCCGAAGCTCAATCGGGAGCCCAAGGGCAGGAAGAAGGAGAACACCAACCAGCTCATCACCTTCTACAAGGTGTGGAGCAAGACCGGGATGGGCGATCGTTTCAAGGATGCCCCCAAGGAGAATAAGGGGGTGTTCGATTCGATCGGCAAGTACTGCTACCTGGTCGTCTGCGAGGGTGTTCCGTACCCGCTCAACATTCCGCCGACGGTGATGGAGGAGCCGGTCGATGAGCAGATCGGCATCCCCCAGAGCTTGATTGCCCGGGTCGCCTGGCCGATCCCCTTCTATGCAGACAATGGCTGGCCGTTCACTCC